ACGTGGCGCATTTTTTGAGACCATTTTCCTTTGAGAAATTCCCCATGGCGAAAAAACGAGCAAGAAGTCCGGCTGGTGCTCCGTCGCATTTGTCCGCTGAGGCTGCCACGTACTGGGAGAAGCTCCGCCTTGAGTGGCACATTGAGGACGAGGCCGGGCTGCTCATCTTGCAGACCTCCATGGAGGCGTTTGACCGGATGCGGGCGGCGCAAGCCAAGATCCTGGAGGATGGGATCACGGTCCTGGATCGATTCGGGCAGCAAAAGCCGAATCCAGCGTGCGTGATTGAGCGGGATTCGCGGGCGGCATTTGCGAACCTCATTCGGCAACTCGGCATTGAGCCTGACGAGGAGTGATGGCAAGGAAGAGGCGGAGACGGAGGCGAACAGACGGCGCCGGTGAGGCGTGGGAGTCGCTATCAGTTCAAGACCGGTTCGTGCTGCGCTTCTGGCACCGCTACGAAGCCTTCGTCCCTTTCAAGGGGGTCACGCTCAGGACTCGCGAGCAGCTCGACGCGAAAGTTAAAGAGGTGGGCGGCAAGGCGGGCCTGGCCAAGATCTTCAAACCCCAGGAGGCCGAGCAGTCGGCTGAAGAGACGAAGACGGTCAAGGCTCGCCGTCGGGAAATCAACCGATGGAAGCTCTACGGGTACCTGGCTGCCGGTGAGGATGTCGACCAAATCACGTTAGAGGCCGCCCAGTATCCGGTGGACCAGATCGCGATCGAGGAGGGCTGCCGGTACGACGTCGCGAGAGCCCTGTTTGCCATTGAGTGGATGGAGTCGCACCTGGTGCTGTATGAGGGAGAGTATGCGGGGGAGCCCTTTGAGTGTCGAGACTGGCAGGACCTCGTGTCTCGCAGGCTCTACGGCTGGGTGATAATTGATGAAGAGCGAGAGCGGTGGGTAAGGCGGTTCACCGCGTGCATCGTCTTCATTCCGAAGAAGAACAAGAAGTCTCCGACGCTGGCAGCCAATGCTATCTACGTCGGATTCGGTGACGGGGAGCCCGGGAATCACTTCTACCTCTGCGCGAAGGACGGCCGGCAAGCGAAGGAGATCGCCGGCACCCATGCGGTGCAGATGGTGAAACAGTCGGCATTGGCGGACGAATGCCGCATCAACATGAACGAGATGAAGATCACGTGGTACGGGCAACGGGTGCGGAATGCTGATGACACAAAGCGGGTGATCGAGCGGGCCACGATTCAGCCGCTGTCGAGCTCCAACGCTCGCACAACGCAATCGAAGGAAGGGCTGAATGGATCCTTCGGTGTTGACGAAAGCCATGTGGTGGACTGGGAGTACGTCGACATCATCAAGCGGATGGGAATCAGTCGGCCGGAGCCGCTACGGTTCGACTTCTCGACCGCCGGCAACAACCCCGACGGCTACGGAAAGGACCGATTCGACTACGGCTTAGCGGTCAACGCGGCCAAGGATGTGATCGATATTCGAACGTGTGCGGCGATCTACGCGGTGCCACAGAAGTTGACGCTGAAGGAATTCGAGAAGGCGCCAGTGAAGTATGGGCGAATGGCGAACCCAGCGTGGGGCCATACCATTCACAAGGCTGAGTTCTTGGCCGACTTCGAGCAGTCGAAGCGGTCGATCACGGCGTGGCTCAAGTTCCTAATGTACCGCCTGAACGTCTGGCAGAAGACTGCCAGTCCGTGGCTCCGTGGCGATCGGTGGGACGAATGCGCCACGCAGTACACGTCCGCCGATCTGATCGGGCAGCCGTGTGGTGCAGCGTGGGACCTCATGCGGTCAAAGGACATGGCATCTCTCGGCTTGGTGTTCCCTGAAGACGACGCAAGCGATGAAGAGGCGAGGGCTGACGTGCCCTATCGCTCGCTGGTCTACTACTGGATGCCAGAAGAGGCGGTTGATGAATATGCTGGTGAGGTGCCACTCTTGCGGCAGTGGGCCGCGGATGGGTGGATCCGGGTGGTGGACGGTGCCACGATCAACTACCGGCAGATCGAAGAGGAGACGGCAGCGATCCTCTCACTGTATGACTGCCAGAGATTCCATTTTGACCCGATGTTTGCGACGGCGAGCGTGCAGAACCTGATTGAGCGTCATGGGTTTCTGGAGGAGCGGGTGGCCGAGTTTCCTCAGACTCGCAAATACTACTCCTACCCGATCGGCGTGTTTGAGAAGTTGGTCACTGACGGGAAGATGCACCACGAAGACAACCCAGTCACGAACTGGCAGGCCGGGCACGTGTGCGTGAAAGACTACGACGGGAAGAAGATATTGGCGAAGCCCGACAACAAGCCCGCGAAGAAGATCGATGGTATCGCAGCCTTAGTGATGGCACTGGATGCAGCGTTGCGGCGGGAAGAGACGGGGAACGTGTACGACAGTCGCGGACTTCTCAGCGTGTGAGGTGATGCGTTGGATTGGATGATTCTTGTGATGATGCTCGTCGGGCTGGCGACGATCGGCGCCGGTCTGGCGTTGATCTGGGCGCCGTTGGCGATGCTTTATGCTGGTGGTGTGCTCTGTGTGATCGCCGTGACGGCGTACGCGCGTAGGCAAAAGGAGGATGGCTAATGCGGATTCTAGACGCGATCATGGCTCCGTTTGTCGATCGTGCACCGTGGGTGCGTGGTGAGTCGTCGGGCCTGGCCAATCCCAAGCAGTGGCTGATCGACTGGGTGACTGGCGGAAGCAGCGACGCCGGCGTGAAGGTGAATGCCGAGAAGGCATTGACCTATTCCACGATCTGGCAGGCGTGTTCGGTGATCTGCGGCGACGTTGGGCAGTTGCCAGTGAACGTCTACCGGCGCACAGGTGACGACATGGACAAGGAAATTGACCGGAGACATCCAGCGTTCAAGCTCGTCAGGCACAGGCCGAACCCGTGCATGTCCTGGCAAGATTTCGCCGAAACGATGATGCTCTACGCGCTGATCTGGGGCAACGGCGTGGCCGAGATCAAGCGAGACAACCGCGGCCGGCCGGTGCAGCTCACACCACTCTTGCCGGATCGCACGTGGCTTGAGACCGTCGACGGTGTGCCGTGGATTGTGACGCGTCAAGGCGAAAACAAGGAGGACATCGCCAGTTACCGAAAGATCCGCTATGAGAACGTGCTGCACATCAAAGGGCTCTCGTGGGATGGCCTGTGGGGCATCTCGGTCGTAGCAAAGGCCCGCAACTCGTGGGGCCTCGGACTGGCGAAAGAAAAGTACGCCAACAAGTTCTTTTCGAACCACGCGATGCCGACCGGCACCTTGGAGCATCCTGGAAGTTTCAGAGATGAAAACGCGATCAAGAGACTCCGGAAAGACTGGCAGGACATCCATGAAGGGCTGGACAATGTTGGCCGGGTAGCCATCCTCGAGCAGGGGATGAAGTTCAACCCAATGAGCTACAACAACAAGGACAGCCAGTGGCTCGATGGGCGCAAGTTCCAGCGATCGGAAATCTCCGGGTGGTTCAATCTTCCGCCTCACAAGGTGGGCGATCTCGAAAAGGCGACCTTCACAAACATTGAGGAACAGAACCGGTCGTACCTGCAGACCTCGCTGATGAGGTGGCTCGTGAAATGGACTGAAGAATGCCGGGAGAAGCTGCTCAGCGAACGGGAAAAGGACCAAGACAGTCACTTCTTTGAGTTCAACGTGGACGCCCTGCTTCGTGGCGACATCAAAAGCCGCTACGAGGCATATCGCATCGCGTTGGGTGGTGCGCCGTTCCTCAAGCAAAATGAGGTGCGACGCAAGGAGAACCTGCCTGGAGTCGAAGGCGGCGATGAAATCCGCAACCCGCTCAACATGGACGATCCGGGCGGATCCGATAATGAGGAAAAGGACAAAGCGGAAGCCGCTCAGGACGCCATCAAGGAGGCCTTCAGGAATCAGCTCGCGTATTTTGCCGACGTGGAAGCGAAGCGGATACGCAGCGAGGCCAGAGATCCGAAGAAGTTCACCGATTGGATGGATCGGTTCTATGGCGATGGTGGCTGGTCGAGTCGGCTACGCGAACACTTGACGGCGTGGGGCCGTGCACAGATTGCCGAGCGGTGGTGTGAGGAGTCGCGGGAAATTCTCGACCTGGTCGTGAGTTCAGCGACTGCCGAGCAGCTCGGCGACGCGATCGATGATGCCCTAGCCGACTGGCCAGGACGGATAGACACGTGGACACGGCATTGTTTTGACGTGGAAGCGGAAATACTGACTTGAGGAGCAGGACAATGAAACGCGCCACATGGAACGTGAAGAACCAAGCCAAGGAGGCGGAGGTCTGGCTCTACGATGAAATTGGTGAAGACTGGTGGGGCGACGGCATCTCGGCCCGTGGGTTCATTGAGGATCTGCAGGCGCTGCCGGCTTCGGTGGAAAAGGTGATCGTGCGGATCAATTCACCTGGAGGTGACGTCTTCGAAGGCTTTGCCATCTACCAGGCCTTGCTCCGAGACCGCCGGCAGATCGTGACTGCCGTCGACGGGTTGGCCGCATCAAGTGCCTCGGTGGTGATGATGGCCGGCGACGAGATCAACGCGGCACAAACGGCAATGGTGATGATTCACGATCCGTGGACGATCGCGATTGGAAATGCAGGCGAGTTCCGCGAACTGGCTGACTTGCTGGACCAGATCACCGGGCAGATCGTGAGCGCCTACGGTCGGCGGGATAGCGTCGATCAGGCGGCCATCCGTGAGGCTATGCGAGCGGAAACCTGGTACACGGCCTCGCAGGCTCAGGAGGCTGGCCTCGTGGATACGGTCACGGAGGCCGCGATCGCCGTGGCGGCGAAGGTGCCCCCGGGCAGGTACCAGAACGCCCCGCGGCGGCTTGTGGGCTCCCAGGTGGCTCCAGCGAAGCCCCAGGAGGCAAGGCACCGCCTGGCAGCCGCGCAGCGAGCCCTGCAGCTTTGCCGTTGACAGTTCAAGCGGCAGGAGTATGCTGCCGATCATAACTCATGTACGAAGCCGTGGAGGCGGCTGGCGGATCTAGTGAGGTTCGCGGCGAAACCCTCCGCAGGCGAGCGGACTCAGGCTGCTGTTGAGCGGCATGACCGCGGCTGCAGTTGAAAGCATCAACTGCCGGCGGATCATGCCGTTTTGTATGCGCACTCGATCCTCCGGCAATGCAAGGAGAGGATCGAATGCGAATCTCACAGCAGAATCTGCTTGCACGGATCAGCGCAAGGCTTGGAGTGCCGATGCGGATCTGTGCGAGGCTCTCAGTGAAGGCCATCCAGGAGCGGATGGGTGAAGTCCACGACAAGGCGTCGGCCTTGGTCGCTTTGGCGGAGGATGAGGAGCGAGACCTCAACGACGACGAGAAGGCCGATTTTGACGGCTTCATGGCTGAGTACGAGCGGCTTGAGAAGAAGGACCTTCCCCGCGCTCAGTTCCTCGAGGAGAAAGAGGCGGAGCTGGCCGCGCGTCGGATCGACAGCCGTATCGCCAATGGCGATGTGACTGGCACGGGCGGCCGTCGGCTGGAAGGGCCTGGAACGGACGGCGCGGCGGCGGACGGCTCGGACCTGCTTTCGCGGGTGAAGGTGCCGACTCGTGCTCGTTTGCTGGCGCCTGCCAGGCTGCAGTGCTTCCAGGGGCCCACCGCGATCGAGGAGGCCTACATCAGCGGTATGTGGATTCTGGCGAACTTCTACGATGTGGGGTTTGCCAGAAAGTGGTGCCTCGACAACGGTCTTTCGGTTCGCGGCGCATTGTCGACCGGCGACAACGAGAAAGGCGGCGTGCTCGTACCGGAAGAGTTCGCGTCGACACTGATCCGCCTTGTTGAACGCTTTGGCATCTTCCGCCAGAAGGCGTTTCCGTGGCCGATGGCCAGTGATACGACCACCGTGCCTCGTCAGATCGGTGAGGTCACCGTCTACTTCGTCGGCGAGAACGAAGAGACCGACGAGTCTGATATCCAAACGGACGGCATCCGCCTCACCGCGCGAAAGCTCTCAGCGCTGTGCAAGTGGCCAACGGAGATCGATGAGGATTCGGTGATCAGCATCGCGGATCTTCTGGCGAGATCCATTGCATACGCAATGGCCGTCAAAGAGGACGCGTGCGGGTTCATCGGCGACGGGAAGTCGACCTACGGCGGCATCTCCGGCCTGATCACCAAGTGTGGCGCCAACGCGGGTACTATCAAGACGGCCGCCACGGGAAACACTGCTTTCTCAACGCTCGACCTGGCCGACTTCGAAGGCATGATGGGGATGCTCCCCGAATTCGAAGGGATTGAGCCGGAATGGTACATCTCGAAGGCCGGATGGGCGGCGTCGATGATGCGTCTGGCCGACGCGGCCGGCGGCAACACGGCCGCCGATATTGAGGGCAAGCGGCGTCTGACGTTCCTCGGATATCCGGTCAATATCGTGCAGACCATGAACAAGGTGCTGACAGCGCAGACGTCGACGAACGGGCTGTGCTACTTCGGCGACCTGCGAATGGCTGCCACGATGGGCACGCGCCGCGGATTGACGATGCGGATCAGTGATCAGCGATATTTCGAGTACGATCAGATCGGCATCCTGGCCAACGAGCGTTTCGACATCAACGTGCACGAGGTCGGCGACGCGTCCAACGCGGGGGCCGTGGTCATGCTGGCGACTCCCGCGAGCTGAGGTGTGTTGCCTGCGGTGTGCGTTCAATTTCAAATTCAACTCCACTAGGAGACAAGCAAGTGATTGCTGCACAGCAGAACAAGTTCGTCAATCTCACGCCACCAGCGGCGATTGTCGACAACGCGAGTCTGACGGTTGCCGAGCTTGACACGCTCGGCTGGGACTACTGCGAAATCTTGGTGATCATGGGGGCCACCGACATCGCCATGTCAGCCCTGAAGGTCACTGAGTCCGACACCTCGGGATCTGGTCACGCAGACGTGACCGGCCTGGTGTTCGGCACGTCGACCAATACGGATGGCGACACGTCGGCCTTGCCAACTGCGACCGACGATAACGACATCTTCAGTTTCCAGATCGACTTGCGGAAACGCAAACGGTATCTGGACATGACCGCGACGGTCGGCAACGGCACCAACGGTGCGTACGTGACGATCATCGCGATCCTCTCTCGAGGGCGTGAGATGCCGTCGAGTGCAGCCGAGGCAGGCTGCAACCAGATCTTGCGAGTGTGAGGCCAGCCAATGAGTTGCGTGGCGATCATCCCGGCACGCGGGGGCTCGAAAGGGATTCCCGCGAAGAACCTGCAGCCGATCGGCGGTGTTCCTCTGATCGGCTGGGCGGTTCGCGCTGCCGTTGCGGCTGAGTCCGTCGACGCTGTCTATGTCTCGACGGACTCAACTGCGATCGCCAAAGTTGCTCTGGAGTACGGCGCGACCGTCATCATGCGGCCAGCCGAGCTGGCCGGCGACGAGGTGCCAACGCTGCCGGTTGTGCAGCACGCCGTCGAGCAGCTCGCCGACACACCGGACGCCGTGGTCGTGATGCAGTGCACCTCGCCGCTAACGGCGGCGGAGGATGTGGACTGGGCCGTCGAACGGCTCACGAACCAATATGACGCCGTTGTGAGCGTGGTGGAGGATCATGGATTCATCCTTTCCGGAGCGGGCTCTTTGCTCAACTACACGGTCGACGAGCGGCGACGGCGACGGCAAGACCGTGAACCCCGATATCGCGTCAATGGCGCACTGTTCGTGCTGCGAACTCCGCTGCGCGACCAGTGGCCGAGCAAGCTCGGCCTGTACGTTATGCCTCAGGAGAGATCGATCGACATCGACTCTCCGGTAGATCTCCATTTGGCCGAATCGCTGTTGCGGTATGAGCAGGCGTGGATCGTGTGCGGATCGGGGCCTGACGCGCGGGAAATGCTGGCCGTGGCGCGTGCTCGTTATCCCGGTGCCATGGCGATCACCACCAACGCCGGAATCAACCTGTTTGTCACGCCGGATCGGCCAGATGTGTATTTTCTGACCGATGCACGGGGGTGCCAGATCTATCACGAGCAGGCCAAGGCGATCCAAAAACAAGGCTCGCGACTGGTGACGCTCCGCCGCGACATCCAGGCGTTGAAACAGCGGAGGGTGGACCACTTTGACCAGTTCGTGCCGATCACCGGCGGCCCGTCCCAGTTTGTGCGTGGCGGATACACGGCGTGCCTGTCCGGCCTGCTGTGCGTGCAGTACGCCATTAACAACGGTGCCAGGCAGATCCACCTGGTTGGCATGAACGGGTACACCGGCACGAACGGCGGCGACTACTTCGGCCAGTATGAGCCGCCCAACAGAGGTCGGAAGCGGCGCATGCACACCGAGAGTGTGATTGGGCCCTTCATGCAGGCAGCCGTGGAATCCTGCACGGATATCGAGTTCGTGGCGTACGGACAGCTGAACTACCCCATGGCCGGGCCCAATGTGCGGCATGTGGTGCCGAGAGGGGAGATGTGCCAATGCGAGTGAAGATCCTACGCGATCTGCAGACCAGGAGCGGCCGAGTGTTTCGCGAGGGCCGTGAGCACGACCTGACGGCAGGCGAGGCACGTGTATTGATCCGCCGCGGAGTGGCCAAGGCCGTGCGGGCGGCTCGCAAGACCAGGAGGAAGGCCGGTGCCGAAGCTGGTACTGCAGACTGAAGCCGCTGATCGGCCTGTGCGAACGTCAGAAGTGGCGGAGTGGCTGTGCGAGACTCGTGCGGCCAGGCTCCCGGTCATCAGCGAGTTGATTGATTCGGCAATCGCCACGCTCGAGAAGGAGCACTGGACCCAGTTTTGCGCGGCGACATACGACGAGTATTTCGACACCTGGCCGGCTGAGTTCTTTCAGTTGCGTAAGAACCCGGCAGGAACTGTGGAGAGTGTGAAGTACACGGACCACGACGGGGTCGAGCAGACCGTGTCAACCGACGTGTGGGAGCAAGACGACGAGGACGGCCGCGGCATTGTGCGTCTGGCACACAACCAGAGTTGGCCGAGCGACTGCCGAGGTGACGCGAACGATATTGTCGTCCGATACACGACAGGATACGGGACGCCCGCCCAAGTGCCGGCGCCGATCAAACACGCGATTCGCTTGTGGATCGCTGATGCGTATGCGTTCCCGGAAACCGTTGTGCCGCTTCGACTCAGCAAGGCACCGCGAACGGTTGACGCACTGATGGCTGGGTACAGTTTCCGAACCATAGGGTGAGGCCGATGACGAAAGTGCAAGTCCTGATGAAAGCGAACGCCAGGCCAAGAGCGTGCGCAAAGCTGCTGGCGGGGGAAACCTACAAAGTGCCGGAGCAGATGGCCAGCCGGTTGGTGGCGATCGGCAAGGCGGAGGTTGTGGCCGAAGAGGCAACAAGCACCACGCGAAAGCGTAAGCCAAAGAAGGCCAGTCAGGCGGAGCAGCAAGGGACTCAGCCACCACCGCCTGACACGCACTGAGTTGGCAAGCGACTCCTGAAAAGAACCTGAACTTCATGCAAGCCTATTCGCTGACATCGACGGTCGACATCGAGACGCCGACCACAACGAACACGAGCGGCGAAACGTCCGAGACGTGGACGGTCGTCGCACGTGGTGTGCCTGCAGAGGTGAAGGCTCGCGAATCGTTGACGAAGACCGAGGCCGCCGGCCTCAAGGCGCTCACGTCACACCGCGTGCGAATGAGGCCGCGATCGGACGTAGACAGCCTGTGCCGGCTGAAGCTCGGTGATCGGGTGCTGAATATCCTGGGCCCGCCGCGGCGGGTGCCTGAGGCGAGGCCGCGGGCACTCGTCATGGAGTGCATGGAGGTCGAGAGCTGATGGAACTGACCAAGAGCAACGTGCAGCTCATTGGCTCGGAGTTGCAGAAGGGGCTGGCTGAGGAGGCCACCAAGTAATGTCCATCAAGGCCGCATTGCACGAATACCTCGCGTCGAAAGCGTCCGTCACGAACCTTGTGCCGGCGGATCGGATCGTGCGAGGGAAGCGACCAGCTGGCACGCCGTTGCCGTGTGTGACTTACAGTCGCCCGAGCTGGGTAGATGACAATCACCAAGGCGGCTCATCCGGCAAGGTGATGAATCGCATTCAGTTGGACATCTGGGGCACAAGCGACGGACAAGTTGACACGATTCGAGCCGCCCTGCGAAACGTGCTACACGGCCTGCAGCACACGACGATCGGCACGGGCGACAACGCGACGGCTGTCGAGTGCGGATTATGCGAGAACGCTACCGACTCGATCGAGTGGCCTGAGGACGGCACCGACCCGGCCCGGTTCTCGTGCTCGATCGATTGGGTAGTTTACTACGAAACTGCAATTCCAGACTTCATGTAGGAGGCTCTCATGGGCTCGCTTCTGTCATCCGGAATCTCTGTAGCCTTCACTGGCGACGACTCGGGTTCCATTACCGCTGAACTGCTCGACGTGCTTAAGGACGCCGAGAAGACCGATTCGATCGAAACGACGCACCAGGGCACATCGAACAGCCTGAAGGAATTCATGGCTGGCCTGACTGACCTGCAGTCGATCGCTCTGCTGCTGCACTTCGATCCGGACAACGTCAGGCCAGGCAACGGCGAATCCGGTTCGCTGGTTGTGACGCTCACCAATACCGGCATCACGCTCAACACGCTCACATTGACCGGCTTCTTCGAAGAGCTTGGCGACATGGACGCCAAGCTTGGCCAGAAGATGAGTGAGAACATGAAGTTCAAAATCAATACGGTGGCGTGGTCGACCGTGTGATCGGAGAACGGGCGATCAGTACCTTCATTTTCTGAGAGCAACTGACATGGGATGCGAACAAAGCAACCGGCCGGAGGACACGGCCGAAGCTCGGGAGAACGGCTTGACTGCCGAAGACTTCGAAGAGAACACGCCTGTACGTGAATGCCTCACGGAGGAGGATATCTTCGACGCTGAGGATTGCACCTATTTGGATAACTGGGTGCCGACGCCCGAATGGGGCGGCCCAGGAAAAGGCGTTTATGTCCTCACGCCGAGCGGGGAAGACCGAGAACGGTACGAGAAGTTGACAAAGACCCTGCGGGAGAAGCAGGGCCGTCGTACTGTGCGCGTCAAGGAGATGAACTTCGACATGTTGCGTGAGCGCCTCATGGTCGATTTCGCCTGCAACGTGCAAGGTCAGCGCATCTTCACATTCAAAAACAAGGAAGAGCGGCGAGCGAAGATCAGCCGGCTGAAGAAGAAAGCAGCAGCCCCCATTGGAAGAATTGGCGACCTGGTGTGTGATCTCATGGGCTGGTCGCAGCAAGACATCGACGACATGGTAAAAAACTCCGAGACCGACCGGAGCTAGGCACCTGGGGCAGGCTCGCCCTGGCGTGCCGTGAGCCTGATCTGCAGAGACTGCAACGGTCGGTACCGGCGAGAACGTTGACATTTTGGCAGGCGTGGGAGGAAGTGTTTGGGCCGATTGGCTACGGCCCACAAATGCGGCTGGCTGCTTGGCTCGGATGGACTCAGTGCGATGGACAACAAGTCAGTGTCAGCGACGTGCTGGAGGTCATGCAGGCCTTCCTAGACGACCCATTCGGAGAAGTCGACGACAGTGAACCGCTGAGCGAGGAAGATGCTGAGCAGCGGTCCAAGCAACTCGGCAAGAAACTCATGTCGATGTTTAATCATCCAGAGCTAACAAATGATTCAGCTCGACGGTGCGAAGGAACTGGAAAAGAAGCTAAACACGCTTCCAGTGAAGCTCCAGAAAAAGCACGCACGCAAGGCGATCGCGAAGGCGGCGAGGCGAACCGTTAAGGCCGCGAAGAAGCGAGTGCCGAAACGCACCGGGCAACTGAAAAAGAGCCTTGGCTTCCGGCCCCGAACATACAAGACGGGCGTATTTGCGATCATCGGCCCTCGGAAGGGCTTTCGGACCGTGGACGAGGCAGGCCGGCCACATGATCCAGCGAAGATCGCCCACCTCGTGGAGATGGGGCATGGCGGTCCCTATCCTGCAGAGCCACACCCGTTCTTGCGACCAGCGTTTGATGAGACGGCGTCAAGCAATCTCGAGCTAATCGCAGAGGAGCTCCGCAAGGGAATCGAAGAGGAAGCCAGGAAGTAGATCATGGTAATTGGCAAGCTCAATGTGCGGCTCGGACTGAATAGTCAGAGTTTCAATACGGGAATGCGTAGCTCGTCGCGCCGGATCCGCACTCTGAACGACCAGGTCCAGGCCACTTCGTCCTTCTTGCCGAAGCTCCAGAACGCCATCAAGGGCACGGCCGTTGCGATAACAGGGCTCGGAGTGGCTGCTGCTGGGGCCACGTATGCAGGTATCCGTATCCTTCGGACTGAAATGGAGCGACTCGACAAGATCGGCAAGACCGCCCAGAAGCTGGGAATGTTGCCAGAGTCGCTCGTGGGTTTGCAGCACGCGGCAAGTCTTGCCGGGATCGAGCAAAACAAACTCGACATGGCAGTGCAACGAATGACGCGGCGAGTTGCCGAAGCGGCGAAGGGCACTGGCGAGGCCCAGGGAGCCCTGGCTGAATTGCGCCTTGACGCAGAGAGGCTTGCGAGTGCCACCCCAGATGTCGCGTTAATGCAGGTCGCAGATGCCATGGCTCGCGTAGAGAGCCAGAGCGACCGCGTGAGGCTCGCCTTCAAACTCTTCGACGCCGAGGGCGTGGATCTCGTGCGGATGATGGAGGGCGGCTCTCAGGCGATCAGGCAGGCCATGCAGGACGCCGAGGAACTCGGCCTGACGTTCTCTCGGATTGACCATGCGAAAGTTGCAATGGCGAATGACGCCATGATGCGACTGGAGCAATCAACCGGCATGCTGAAGCTGGTCATGGCGACCGAGCTGGCGCCAGCGATCACCGTCATTGCGGACACGATGACCGAGTGGCTCACTGACACGAACGCCAAAACGCGAGAGGCGGCGGGCGGGTTCTCGGGGATCGTCACCGCTGGGGCAGGGATCATTGACATGTTGCGTGAGATCCAAATCCATTGGACCGCAACCCAAGCACTCGTCGTGCGTGGCTTCAAGGCGATTACGGATGGACTGGCAAAGCTCCCGTGGGGAGTTCGCAGGTTGATGATTCCGTTGGCGTTTGATGTGCCGAGCGACGAGATGTTAGCAGAGGTGTCTTCGGGACTGCAGGCCGAGTTCAACAACCTCAACAACACGGTGAACAACCTCCAATCGCAGGACTGGGGCCAGTCGTTCCTGGACAGGATCCAGGACACGAAGGACAAAATCAGAGAAGGGCTTGAAGGTCCGGCAGCCTCGGGTGGCCTGGCAGACCTGGACGCCCTGAACGAGCAGTCGCGGCGCATGCAGGAAATCCAACGTCGTGCCGAGTCGATGACGCAGGCGCTACGGACCCCCTTTGAGGTGCTCCAAGACCGCATCATTGATGCAAACAAACTGTTGGACCTCGGAGCCATCTCGTGGCAGACGTATCAGCGAGAGGTTGCTGCAGCTCGCAAGGAGTTTGAGAGACTGCAATCTCTGAGCAGTGGCCCGAAGCTGATGGAGGAAGGGACGCAGGAGTTCTACGCGGCCATGGACCGCTGGAACGCGATGGGACAGCAGGGGCCACAACCTGACGCCGACTTGGTTCGTGATCGCTCTCCGCAGGAAGAGGCGGTGTTTGCTGGCGGCGGCAGGCTCCCGACGAGCGACCCCTTCATGCCGACGTTGCCCGAGATGCCGAGGCTGGAACTCGGCATCCAGGAGCCGACACTCCCAAGGAACATGGACATCGGAGGGCCACCTGCAAACCAAATCGTGCAGGTCGTGCCGGTCCCGGTTTCGCAAGTGGCTCAGATTCCGCAACTCGGACGGAAGGAGGAACGCGGACAGCCCAAACCGACCAGGCCAGAAGGGGCGAAGGACAACCGCGAGATGCTGGCCACACTGAGGCGGATGGACGCCAAGCTTGGGAAGATCGCAACCGAGACCGGCAGAACCACGGCCGCGTCCAAACGGACGGCAAGCGCCGTTGAGCAACTGGAAATGCCCGAAAGCATGGAGATGTAGCGTTGGCGATTGTCTGGGTACACGAAGCACTGCCAAGCGGAAGTGGGTCGGCAGACCACGAAACCGGCAACACCCACGTGCGCGTGTTCGATGTGCTCACCGACAGTTACGACGACAACGATATCACCGTGGCGTATGCTGTCGATCCGACAACAGGCCTCACGATTCCTGCACCCTACAGCTACTACCAGAAGGGCAACGATACCGATTACGGCTCTGTCGTTACCAAGATCGTGCCAGAACGTGACGACGAGTGGCCGAAGCTGTGGCACGTGCGCGTGACCTACACGGTGGTGCGCGCGAACACGTCGAACGGGCAGTGGCCGGCGGGCACGCTCGATATCACGTTCCGACTGCCGAATATCCGCATCTGGGGAATTCCAACAACAGAAGTACTGAAGGAGGACATCCACGGAAACCCCGTCCTCAACTCGGCAGGACAGCTCTATCAGCCACGGCCGGAAGACATCTACTACATCAAGGCGATCGAGATTACCAGTTGGATCCGCACCTATGACCTGGACGACTGGGAGCCGTACGAAGACAGCACGAACGCAGTCAAGTTGTGGGGGCGAGACCCAGGCACGCTACTGATGGTGGGACCTCCAAGTGGCACACGCAAAGTGGACAGCATCGGCACTTATTGGGAGATTAGAGGCGAGTTCCACTACAACAAGAATGGGTGGAAGAAGCGTGTGCCTGATATGGGCACAGTGAAACTGGTAAATGCCAACGGCACGCAGCCATCAGCAAGCGATCCAGCGTCCGGAACAATGCCGATCACTGACCAGGCCGGGCTCCGTGTATCAGAAGACGTGCCGTTGGATGGCAATGGCCAGCCGTTGGCTCATGGTCAACCGTGGGTGATCAAGGAATGGGAAGTGAAGAAGCCGGCAGACTGGACAGCACTGAATATGCCGGAACTGAACATCGTATGGTAGGAGTGACGCCATGAGTAGCGTAATTCGCGATGCTGTTGACCGCGTCATGAGCGGTAGTTGGACGTTTACCGGCAGTGTTGTGCTGCCCGACGATTGCGTGAACGAAGACAATTTGACAGCCGCTGCACTGTTGCCGGCCGACAATTTGGTAGCGAGGTTTCCGGCTGTGGGCTGCAAGCAGGCGCCGGGGTCGGACGTGGTTGCTCAAACCGAGATCATCCACATTGCCAAGTACGCGGGTATCGTCGCCAGCGTCGAGGCGGTGGCCGACACCGTGCCTGATGGCGCGAGCGTCGACAAGAAGGTGACGATCGACGTTCAGAAGTCGACGGGGGGGGCGGCTTGGGCATCGATTCTGACGGCCACTTTCGATATCGATGATGGCGAGACAGACAAGGTAGCTGTGGCCGGCACACTGGACGCTGCGAAAGACGACTACTCCGCAGGCGATATCTTCAAGGTGGTCGTGACCGTGAGCGGGTCGACCGGCAATCAGGCACAGGGGTTGTGTGTCACCGTCTTCTTCGAGGAGCAACCAACGAGCTGATGGGCGATCGCGGTGTAGCATTTGGCCACGAGACCGCCAGGCGGATCGTCGACAAGACCCGCCAGGATGAGGCTACGCCGACAGATCGGACCGGCCAAGCGGCACGCCGAGACCTATTGCCGCGCGACTATCGCGAATTCGAGCTGGCTGAGGAGCTCAGTGGCGGCAAGGGCTCCACCGCCGCGGTGAAGTGGCTCTGGTGGCATGTTGATTCGGAGGACTTCATCGACTCGAGCGAGACAGGTGAGGTCTATGATCACACAGGCAACGCGTACGGGCTTGAGGGCGAGATTGGTGATGCGAGGTTCCTGGGCGGCAAGTGGGTGATCAATCGCAATCCTGGGCGGCCCGTTTACGATGTAACGGCATCTGGCGACATCAGCGCGGGGTCGTCGACTGGGGATTTCACCGCCACGATCGATGGAACATCGCGCACGGTCGAGGCGTCAATCCCGTCCGGAGCAATTCCGACCGGCAAGAAGATAGCCAGCGGAACAGCGGGCTTCGTAAGTAATTCAGGCGGGACCTTCCACCTTATCAGTTTGGCCGAGTGCCGGGATGACGCATGAGACTGTGGACGCCTCACCTGTGGATCCCCCGCACATTTCTCGGCACAGAAATGGGGTTCGGCTGCTGCCCTGAGGGGTGCGAAGTGTTCGACGGCACCACGCCCAGCAGCATCACCGTGGTTGTGTCCGGCGAGACCGACATCTATTGCCCGTGCTCGGAATACAACGGCACGTATGAGTTGGATTACACAGCCGGGGGTGGCAGCTCAGGCGACACCTGCTCGGTGGAGTACCAAAAGACATCGGGCCAACAGGTCACCGCGCAGTTTGCTGTGGACTTGGCCAACAGCAAGCGGAGAATCACCGTAGGCATGTACCACAACAACAACTGTGGCGTGTATGGCTACTCGATGAGTTACTGGCTTGGCTCGGACAGCGGATGGGAATCTGGCACAGCCCCCTTTGAGATCGGCACGACCTACAATCTGACGTACATCAACTCCTTGCCGGGCCGTTGTGGCGAAACTGGCCAGGCAGCCGTGACGCCATGAGCGAATGCCTGTTCCGCGACCGCCAGCCTGATGGCCGGTGGGTCTGCTTCTATTGCCGTCGGCCGAGCCGCTACCCCACGGCGGAGCCACCGCAGCGGGACTGCCACCTCCCGATTCTCGTCGATCCGCCCTGCCCGTTCGAGCCTCTTGTCCGCCGCCTCACGCCCCACGGCGTGGCTCGTCTCAACGGGCGATGTCGGCAGAGTGAGTGTGGGCTCCTACGGGAGACCGAGGAGGGTGTAACCTGCACGGGCTGCGGACGGGTGTGTGAGCAACTGCGAGTGTGGGCCAATCTTCTCAACGGCGACCAGGAGTGCCCGTTCTGGCAGCCAGTTTCGTGAGAAATGACCTACTCAAGGCCGGGTATCCTGATGGGCTCAACCACGAATATCGTTTTCGAGCCTCCCGTCACTGTGGCATAGGTCTGTGTCCCCGTCACCTCAAAGAGCCCGCTGAGAGCGATACCTCGCTGTTCTGCGAGGCCGCCGGTGGGAAGGCCACGCACAGCAAAACGCATCGGCGAGAAGTCCTGGTGGGACAGTTCCACGTGTAGTTCGTCTGGGCCAACTACCTGCAATATCCTGTAGGCCGCTCCAGTCCAGAAGTGGCCGATGAGTCCAACAGAGAGATTGCTGGAGTGAGCGGGTGGCATGCGTGCCCATCGATCCATAGCTACGTAGAAGTCCTGCGAGCCTTCTTCAATGAACCGTGCACCACCAGTCTGCACACGCCCCGGCCCGGCTGGGACAAGTACCGTATGGCATGTGCCCTCCTTTGTGGCCGCCAAGCGTGCCTCCTCTTGCTCCAGGATCGTTGGAATCTCCGCGGACATGCGCTTCGCCCAGTCGCGAATAGACGCGATCATCTCTCGGGCCCCGGTTTTTCGCCTGCCAGGCCACTCAGGAAGTTCTGAGGGTGAGGCAACTCCTTTTGGGAGTTCCCACGGTGGATCGGTCTCGCCGTTCTGCAGCCGACGAATCTGGGACGTGGGACTGCGGGTGATCGCCCGCAGTTCCTTCTGCCCCTTCTTCAGTTCCTCAATGGCCAAGGAAATCTCGTCAACTTTTGCACGCTTACGCTCTTCGATCGTGCGCAGGTAATCGGCGTACCGCTTTCCCTGTTCGTGCTCGACTGCCCAACAGTGATCCTCGAAACGAAGCTTGCGCAGGGGAATCTGAACCTCCGAGCCATCGTGCTTCTTTAGAAGTGCTTCATCCCCATCGATTCTGACAAGCTCTGCCTCAACCGAGTGCTTTCCTGTGACATCCATCCACTCGCGAGCCTGGAGCGAGCAGGTCGCCGAACACGTCAGCAGCAAGACAGTGGCTGTGTGTCGCATGTAGGACTCCTTCTGTCCAAATCCCCACGCGTGCGACCCTATTCCACACTCTCCTGCCCCTGGAACGTGCGGGCCTAATCTCACGCCTCGATTGTCGGGGACGCCGTACGGACTGTGTGAGGCCATCTATGTCTAACGCAGAGGTCTGTCACCATTTTTCTGGCGGGGTATTTGGCCGGAAAATCTTACCACACTGTGGGCAAAGACTTGAATGTCCACCACGTGCATGGGTAGTTCTGTCATGCGGTTTGGGTCGAGTCCCTCGAAGTCATTTTCCATTTTACAGTTCCTGCCAAAAAAACGCTTGACAGGCTCTGATGAGGCGATATATGATTGCGTACGCTCATCGGGAGCCGTCGAGCGACTCAGCCTGATTCGATAGGCCCTCCATGGCACCCCGGTTTTCTCATGCGTCGAACAGCCTCCACAGATCACGGTTCCGTACTGCACAAACACACCTTGCGTCTCGGGGTGACAAAACAGTGACAGGGTGTTTTGCCTGGTTTCACGCCCAAAGAAACCACTTTGGAAAATTCCCGAAAAAAACGCTACGCCACAGAGCGATACGCAGCGGCATGGAGCCGGACGGGCCGTGCAATTCGGACAGGTAGGGCGAACGCACTTTCGCGAAATCATCGGGTACAAACAAAAAAACGAGGCCACCCGATGACACAAACAAGTACGACACGAACCCACGCACAGCACCAGGCACGAAGCCTACCGGGTGGCCCCGATCCGCTGTGCGTGGGTTCTTTCATTGGAGGCCACGCCAATGACCAAGGCAGAACGAGCACGTTACGAACAGATCTACGCCCGCAAGGTAGAGAGCACGCCCCCGCCCCCCAGCAAGATCGCCATGAGCATGGTTCCCAGCTTGCGGACGAGCCACACGACGATCGGGTGCGGCAAGTATCGCTGGAATCCCAAGGGCACGAGGGACTGACTTCGGAATTTCCGAAGTGGATACGAATCGAATCGACACGATGCGAGTCGAGGCGACTCGATCCGAATCGATTCGAAGCGATGCGAAACGAAGCGAGGCGAGCCGAGTCGACTCGAAGCGAAACGAGACGAAACGTCTTTTATGATTCCAAGGTAGTCTGATGCCCATACCAATTCCCACCAGGACCCGAGCCGATCCGAAACGACGCGATGCGAGTCGATGCGAATTGAAACGATGCGACACGACTCGAGTCGAGCCGATGCGAAGCGAAACGAGACGAAACGTTCCCACCCCCCCAAAGGTAACACGATGCGAATTGCGACAATCCAAATCAAAGGCATAACACCCTACAGCCAGTCAAAGGCGATCCAGAGCGAGAAGAAGAAGGACGAGAGCCACGACGACTTCGACAAGCGGGTGTGGCGTGAGCACCTCCACACGGACGCCGACGGAAACGTCGTACTCCCGGCAGTGGCGATAGGTCTGGGCATCGCCAATACGGCGGCCTACCTGTCCAAGGGCGGGGAGCTGAAAAAGAAAGGCAATGCCACGTGGTCGGAGAACTTCCGGTGTGGGCTGGCGGTGGCGAAAAGCCCGAGCATCGGAATCACGGCCGACGAGATCGAGGCGGAACGCGTCTACTGCAACGCGGACGGAAAGCGGGGCTCGGGTAAGCGGGTGTGGCGGACATTTCCGATGGCCTACGACTGGGAGGCCACCGTCATTGTGCACATCCTCGACGACACGATTCCCGTCGACGTGTTCGAACGCGTGATTGAGCAGTGGGGCATTGTCAACGGTATTGGTCGGTACCGTCCTCAGAACGGCGGGTATCTCGGCCGGTTCGTGGTCGAGAAGTGCGAGATCAAATAGGCGACGCGATTCGACTCGACCCGACGCGAAGCGACGCGACGCGAACCGAGCCGAATCGAATCGAAGCGAAACGAATCGAATCGAGTCGAAACGAAACGAATCGAACCGAACCGAGCCGATGCGACCCGAGGCGATGCGACGCGAACCGAATCGACGCGACCCGAGGCGACACGACACGAAACGACACGACACGAAACGAAACGAAACGAAACGAAACGTCTTTCATGATTCCAAGGTAGTCTGATGCCCATACCAATTCCCCACCAGCCACACCCTGACGTGGCTATTGTCAAAGCGGTCCTGAAGGACATTCCAGTCGGCGACGTGCTCCCTTACGCGGACGTCGCCAGGGCCCTGTCAATGTCTACCAGTGACCCCGCATTCGAAAGGCGGCACAGCCGCGCACGGAGGCAGCTTGAAGTCGAAGGCATCATGGTGACGTGCGTGCCTGGAGTCGGGTTCCTTCGCGAGACAGCCGAGCAGACACGGCAACGAGTGTCCGGCCGGGAACTACGGACGATTCAGCGGAAGGCAAATAGAACGGTCCGGCAGTTGGAGACAATCGACATCCAGGCCGTGCCCGCTGAGCAGCGGCCCGAGGTGTACGCATTGATGACGCAGGCGAAGGTTGCAGGCGTCGCAGCAGGGAAACGAGCCAACAAGAAACTGGCCGCAGCCGCGTCTGACGCATCGTCGGAAATTGCGATGCAGAAGGCGCTGGAGGTGTTGCAGGAGCGAGAACAGAAGTCGGAGTGAAAAATCGAGACGAATCGACACGAGGCGAGGCGAGGCGAGACGAAGCGAGTCGAATCGATCCGATCCGAATCGAGGCGAGCCGAGTCGAATCGAGTTGAGGCGAAGCGACACGACTCGAGCCGACTCGAGCCGACGCGAACCGAGGCGAGTCGAATCGAGTTGAGGCGAAACGAGACGAAACGAGACGAAACGAGACGTTCAAGTGCGGGGTGGACCTGGAGGCCCGTGTTAGCCGCAGCAAGTGCCACGCTGGGAATCACTCGCCTCAGCGTGCGAAGGTGCAACACCTTCGGGCGGCTCTATCACAAGGAGGTGAGGCGTGAAGTTCCTGGCAATCCTCGTGCTGGTCGGGCTGGGTATTGCCCTGCACGAACGGCTGATTCGGTGGAGTGAAAGGCGATGACCGAAAAGAAGGGCGTGGTGCTGACGCTCAGGGAAACGGACAAATTCAAGCGAGCGCTTGTGCGTGCTTGCTTCGAGGAAGGGGCGAAGCGGCAGCAGGTGCTAAGCCTCAACCAGTTCGTCACTGACCTCATCCTCCACCATCTCCCGGGCGAGTGCCCGGAGTGCGGGGAATATGCCCTTGGGCCGGACAACTCGATCCCACTTCGGAAATTCCGAAGTCAGCGGTGCAACGCCTGTAACGAGAGGGCCCCCGAATGAAACCGCTGATCGGAATCAACGCTGACTACAACGCGACTGGAGACCGGCCAGGGTTCAGTTTCGTCGCCGCGGGCTACTACGACGCCGTGACACGGGCTGGCGGAATTCCCGTGATCCTCCCGCCGCTGCTGAAAGACGTCGATCGCCGGAAACTGCTCGATCGCCTCGACGGCGTCGTGCTCATCGGCGGCTACGACCTGGATCCGCGACGGGATGGGTACATGCTGCACGAGTCGGTTCGGCCGATGGATCCGCGGCGTGAGGACTTCGACCGGGCGATTGTGGAAGAGATTAGAGTCCGGCGAATGCCGGTCTTCGGCATCGGCGTCGGAATGCAACTCCTGAACGTCGCGTGTGGAGGAACGCTCTTCCTTCACCTGCCAGAGGACCGGCCGAACGCGATGCCGCACCTGGATGCAATGGCCCCGAGGACACACCGGCACGCCATTGACATCGAAGACGGCTCGCTCGTCCACCGTGCCTACCTGACAGAGCGGTATCGGGGGATCGGCCTTGTGACGAGTCGGCACCACCAAGCAGTCGACGACGTGGCTCCTGGGTTTCGCGTGACGGCTGCTGCCCCCGACGGAATCATCGAGGCGATCGAGAGCACAGACCCCGGCTGGCTTGCCATCGGTGTGCAGTGGCATCCCGAGGCTGCATCGGAAATGGATCAGTTGTTGTTCAGTGAGTTTGTGGAGGGGGTAAAGGATGCTTCCGCACATTTGCTCGATTCTGAGGGCCCAGCGAGAGTCACGCGAGTATGAGCAGAATGCCAGCGCATCCCGCGAACACCCAAGCGGCGAGGGAGTACCAGAGCCGAGTCGAGGCGCCGAGCCGCGGCGTGAGTGCCAAGGACCTGCAACGGATGCTAGCAACGCAACCCGAGTTCGAAGCGTTCCTGGACCAGATACAAAAACGGCGTGAGCAAGAGCCATGAGCAAACCGAGAATGGTGCGGCTGGATCAGATCGAGATTGATGGAGGCACGCAGCCGCGTGCTGACATCGATACCGACGTGGTCTCGGACTACCAAGCAGCGATCGAATCGGGAGCCGAAATGCCGGCTGCCGTCGTCTTCTGCGACAGTGCCGAGTACTGGCTGGCGGCGGGATTCCACCGATACTTCGCCTACAAACGGGCTGGCCGCGATCAAATGCTATGCGAGGTGCGGGAGGGGACTCGAGAGGACGCCGTGTGGTATGCCGTGTCGACGAACCAGACGCATGGCTTGCGGCGTTCGAACGCGGACAAGGAGAAGGCTGTCCGGATGGCGTTGAAGCACCCGCGGGGAGCGGAGGCTACGGACACCGTAATCGCGGAACACGTGGGAGTCAGCGACAAAACGGTGGCCAAGTATCGGGCCGAGCTCGAGTCCACTTCGGAAATTCCGAAGTCAACCAAGCGGACGGGGCGGGATGGGCGAACCATCGACACCGCCAATATCGGCGCCCCTGCGGAGCCAGAGCTCGAGTCCACTTCGGAAATTCCGAAGTCAGAGGACGAGGGCCCCTTATGTGAGGGTGAGGGTGAGGGGGAGGACGAAGGCTACCCCGACAATCCGCCCGCGGATCCGTTTGGCGTGCCGTGGTCCGACTCCGCCTTGGTCGACATCCATGAAGCCGTGGCGATCAAGCAAGATGCCGCCGAGCTTGCCAGAATCGCCCGCGAATGGGCCAAGTTGGCGGATGTCACCTATCTCGTGACGAAGTTCGAGCTGGCTGCGTTGAAGCGTCACCTGAATACGGCAAAACAACTGCTCGAATCCGCCACACCTTACGCCATGTGCGAGTGTAGTGGCGCCGGATGTGACCGGTGTCAACAGGCGGGGTGGCTTACGCAATCGCAGTATGAGGCGGCAGAGGAGCCGGCAGCGAATGCTGACGGCGTCCCCGACGAGCTGAACACACCGGAATTCCATAAGGCGTGGAAGGAGTGGAAGAAGCACCGAGCGGAGATCAAAAAGAAGATCACGCCCCGCACGCGAATGAAACAGCTGAAGCTGCTCGCAGGATTTGGAGTGGAACGCGCGATTCGCTCGATCGACCTGAGCATTACCAGTGGGTGGACCGGGCTGTTTGACCCGGACGAGAAGGCCGCCGGAGCGAAGAAGCCAGGAAAGGGGCAAAGGCACGAAGATGACGCAAGCGTCCAAGACGGATATTTCTGAGCTGGAGGTTCCTTTCGCGGAATACGCGCAGGAGATCGTGGATCGATTGCCTGACCGTTCTGAAGAGGACGAGCAGCAACGACGGATTCGCGCCGCAATCGACCGGCAGGACCGGTTGGTGGAGTTCCATCGTGCGGTTGGCGAACGGCTGGCTGAAGCGACCTTGGAGAACTATGTCTGCCGGGAGCCGGGGCAGGCACGAGTGGTGGAGGCCTTGCAGGAATATGCCAGCAACATCGTTGCGGAGGTTGCAGCAGGAGCCGGTATCGTGTTGTTCGGGCCATCCGGATCAGGAAAGGATCACCTCCTGACAGCGTTGGGACGCGTTGCGATTGGAAAGTACGGACTCAAACTTCGGTGGAGCAACGGAATGGATCTCCTGGGGGAACTCCGCGATCGGATCGCGGAGAACGAGGCAGAGGAACAATGGGTCAAACGGATGGCACGACCCGACGTCCTCTATATCTCCGACCCAATCCCACCGAGGGGCGAGTTGACGACGTATCAAAGCTCTATGCTCGGACGCGTGCTTGATCGTCGTCATCGTGACCGGAGGCCGACGTGGGTCTCCATGAATGTTTCGCACAGCACGGAGGCCGACGCGATCATGGGGGCCCCGTTGGTCGACCGGTTGAAGGCCGGGGCAATTGCCGCGTTCTGCAACTGGCCAAGTTACAGGAAGTCGAGGCTGGTATGGGACGGAAAAGCGAACAAGAAAAGCAGAGGGTGACGAATGAGCTACGAGACCAATCGGGACTATCACTCGGATCTGAGTCACGTCTCAAACACGATGCTTGGCGTGTACCGAAAGGATGGGCCAGCAGCGTACCGGAAGACGTTCATCACGCGTGAGATGCAAATGGAGAGGACTGCGGCGCTACTGTTCGGGTCACTCGTGGATGTGATTGTGCTGGAGCCCGATCGGTTCGACGAGGAATTCCTCGTGGTAGACGCCTCAAGTCGCAACACGAAAAAGTACCGCGATGCGGTGAAGGCCGAGAAGGCAGGTGGCGGAACGCGGGAGGGCGTGCTACTGAAGGAGGTAGAAAGGGCCCACGCGGCGGCTGAGGCCGCGTGGGCGTTTCCTGACGCGGCGGCACTGCTGGAGCGAATGACGCAGCGGCAAGCGACGTATCGGTGGAAGGACAAGACCACAGGCGTGAAGCTGCGGGCGCGACTGGACATGCGAGAGCCCTTCAGCGGTTCACCGACAGATGCCGGGGACTTGAAGACCACGTCAAAGTTCCGCTTGTGGGAGCTGGTTGGGGCCCGTGATTACGACTACGACATGCAGGCACACACCTACTCAACCGGAGCGGCTGAGGCGGGCGAACCGATCAAGGAGTTTTTCTTCCTTGTGGTGGAGTCATCAGAGCCGTTCAGGGTCCGTGTCTGCAAGGTGGGACCTGTGTGGAAGCAACGCGGACGTGAGAAGTTTGAAGATGCAATCCAATCATTGCATTGGTCGATGGAATACGATTCGTGGCTTGAGCCATGCCAGGAAAGAGTCACCGTACTGGGAGGAGTAGCATGATCACGACGTCCGAGCAGATCGACCAGATTGCCCCCGCCCTGTTTGCCGCACGGCAGGAGATGCACAAGGTCGCCAAGTCGCAGGAGATGACGCAGGGCGGCCGGTACGCTTACGCGGACTTCTTGGACTACCTGACGGCTGTGATGCCGCCGATGGCCACGCATGGCCTCGTGGGCGTGTACTCGTTGCTGTCCGTCGAGGCATCGCCTTTCGACACAGACGCGAAGGAGTACCGGACTCAGGTTGTTGTTGCTTATCGAGTGATCCACGCCGAAAGCGGCCAGTGGTTCGAGGTGCGCGGCGGCGGGGAAGGATACGACACGCTCGACAAGGCAACGGGCAAGGCGCAAACGTACGCCAAGAAGTATGCGACTGGGCTCATGTGGGGCCTGCCGAGTGCGGACGATACGGACCATCGATCGAGCCCAACGGAAATGGCTCTGGCCGACGAGCTGCTAAGGGAGATGCCCGCGATTGAATCGCCAGGGGATGCGGACCGAATGCTCAAGAGATTCGACGCATTTTCAGGGGAGGTATTGCTACGTCTTCGACAGGCGCTGACAGCCCGGACCATGGAGGTGGGGATTGTGTTTGACAAGACGACCAGAGCGCACGTAGTGCCAGACTGAAAGGAGATCCCGTGCACATCAACGTGAAGAACGGCGAAGCGAATGTGAAGCTTTGATCCGCCTGAGGATACCCCGGCCGAGTGATCGACATTCAGGCCCCAATTGCCAAACGGTTCGACGGCTGTGCTACCGACTGCTGAGAGCGACAAAGGCACGGCAACCAAATCCGGAATCCCGAGGTGGATGCCTCGGGACGGCGGCGTACCAGATGTCGTTAGTACCTCCCGGTCCGAGGGCTCCCTTGTGGAGTGATGCAGGGTTCTGCGGTGCGGGAGGGGGGATGTTGTTTTTTGAGTGAGGATCATGAAGGAATTCGTGTTCATAAAGCAAGACGGGCGGTTGCGTCTCACTGGTCGGGCCAAACAAGAATACCCGGCGTGGGTCGAGGCGCTTGGCGAAGGCGAGCACTTCCGGGCCAAGTTCACTTCGTTGTCGGCTTCAAAGAGCCAGGAACAGCTCGGCTACTACTACGCCGTTGTGATTCCTGACGTGATCGCTGGCATGAAGGAGCTCGGCTGCGAGGAAGTCGGCTACACCGTGATCGCGGGAACGCGAGTTCCGCTGGCAACGAACACCGACAACGTGGACCGCTACCTCAAGACGCTCTATGCGACGGCAAACGGGATCGAGGACATGGTGAGCAAGGCACGAATGAGCAAAGCCGAAATGAGCCGGTTCCTGGAGTTCGTCCTTGGCTGGGCCCACCAAAACGCAATCGCAGTAAGGCCTGCAGAGAATGGCGCAGCATGTTGAGAACTACCGAGACGCGTGGGGGTTTGCGGAGCAAGACACCGTCCTCTGTGAGAGGTGTTGTCGAAGAGCCGGAGAGATTCACCACATTGTTTACCGCAGTCATGGAGGCGGTGACGAGTTCGAAAACACAATCTGCCTGTGCGTCGGCTGCCATATGTGGGCGCATGAGAGAGCAGATCGAGCGGAGATCCTGAGGAAACTGAAGCGATGGCCAACGACCTGGAAGATTGCCGGGGCAAACTGTTGGCAAACTCGTTCGCCTGATCGAAAGGCAATGGAATGCCACGGAAGAAATTCACAGACGCGATGGGCTGCTCGCCGATGACCGTGTACAAGCGAGGCCGCCAGCTCGGGCTGAAGGTGTCCGCACCGACCAGCAAGGTGGAAGATGCGGAACTGTGGAAAGCCTTCAAGGCTGGAGACCAGACGGCAGCGAACACGCTCGCCACCAAGTACGTGCCGCTGTGCAGGCACATCGTCGAGCGGATCCGCGGCGCATTGCCGCCAGGCGTGGACCATGACGACCTGTTCAGCGCCGCGTTGGATGGGCTCCTGCAGGCCATGCAGAAGTTCGATCCAGGGCAAGGGAACAAGTTCGTGACCTACGCCCCGTTCCGGATTCGCGGTGCTGTGCTGGACGAAATCCGGGCTCTGGACTTCGTGCCGAGACTGACGCGAGCCAAGCAGCGTGAGTTCGAGGCCGCGAAGGAGCATTGCGCGAACGAGTTCGGACGGGAGCCAACCGAAGAGGAGGTGCTCGAGGCGCTGGGCTGGGGGCCAGCGGACGCGAAACGGGCCGAGATCAGGAACGTTGGCTCCTTGGATGCCGTGCGGTACGAGACAGACAACGGGCGGCCAACAACCACTGTCGATCAGTACGTGGCGTCTCCCGAGCGAGATCATCGGGCAGCCACGGAGATCGAACACATGACACGCGGGATCGGTTTCGAGGCGAGAGTGGTCATGTGGTTCTATTTCGCTTTCGGCTACACGCTGAAGGAGATTGCCGCAATGGTGTTCCTGTCGGAGTCGCGAGTGAGCCAGATCATGAGCCAAGGGCTGTCGCAGCTACGAGAGAAGGGACGAGGACATTACCGAACCGAGGGAGCGACGAAATGACACGCATCATAAGAGATCGCACATATACAACTCGGCACCAGACTGGAGAGCAAAAATGAGGTATTACCTTACCGCAGAAATCCGCGGCTACATCGATGCCCCCAATCGCGAGGCGGCTGAGGTGGCAGCACTACGAGTCGCCGCGTTCGATCGACCGCAAAGCACAGACGCGCCGCTCCCGTTTGAGTGGTCGGGCGGCGAGGTTGTCGCGCTGACCGCAGACGATGGCGTGGCAGGAGGCCGTAGAGTTTGATCGAGCCATCCGACACTGCGGTGGAATGAGGGGCCAGGTGTTCCTTCACGCAGACCGGATACCGCTGGACGAGGTGGACTTATCCACGCCCGAGGACTTTGGCCAGCTGTCGCTCTGGTCAGACGAGTGCCAAGGGATGTGTGGCATCTAACTACACCGTTTCCAAGGAACCATGCAGTGGGTTGGACGCACATACGCGACGAGACGCGACGAGCGAGAAAGCCGCACTGGTGCTATTTGTGCGGGGGCGACATCAGCCCCGGCACAACGTACCTGTGCCGTACGGGTGTGTCTGACGGTGAGATGGTCAGTACCGCCATGCACACCGGCTGCGAGGAAAAGACGCGAGATTGGGACGAGATGGATTGGGAGACGTTTTCGCCTGGTGAATTGGAAAACTGGCTAACGGAACCATGAAACGCACAGACCCTGACGGACGCGACGTGACCGATTCTCCTGGCCTCTGGTCGGTTGACGACACAATCACCATGAGTGGCTGGGAGTGGGAGGAGTGCCCGCTGCGAGTGTTTCCGGCCGAGATAACTGAGGACGGTGAATCAATCTGCCGGTGCCAGATGTGCGGAGGCGTGATTCCGCGTGAGGACTGGCCCGCTGATGAGTCAGCCTCCCTCCGTGACCTAGCCGAGAAGCACGGCATGGATTACGGCGATGCTCCTGAACAGTCGCTGGACCTGGAGACGGGCAAGCGGATCATAAACGAATAGCGAGGTATTCGTGATAATCCAATACATAGCACTATCGACGCTGCCGCTGTTCCGCGTGCGATGGGAGCCTGCCGCGACGTGGCGATGGTCGCGGTTGGAATTCATTGACTGACTACACCGAGCAATCGCTCGACCTTGAGACTGGCAAGCGGATGACAAACGAATAGTATCCCAAGGACTCGGCAGCACTCAGAACCAAGGATAACCCAGGTGCCAAAGCAGACAATCAAATCACGGTTTGTCGATCGAATACTCTATGAGTGTGAGGCTGACTCACTGTTGCGTACATTGCAGCAGGCGGTAGCGAGTGCAGCCGATCTCCGTGAAGCCGATCTCCGTGGAGCCACTGTTGCGTACATTGCAGCAGGCGGTAGCGAGTGCAGCCGATCTCCGTGAAGCCGATCTCCGTGGAGCCTATCTCCGTGGAGCCAAAATCCGTGGAGCCAAAATCCGTGCAGCCAATCTCCGTGGAGCCAATCTCTGTGGAGCCGATCTCTGTGGAGCCGATCTCTGTGGAGCCAATCTCTGTGGAGCCGATCTCTGTGGAGCCGATCTCTGTGGAGCCAATCTCTGTGGAGCCTATCTCCGTGCAGCCAATCTCCGTGGAGCCAATCTCCGTGGAGCCGATCTCTGTGTAGCCGATCTCTGTGGAGCCGATCTCCGTGCAGCCAATCTCCGTGGAGCCGATCTCCGTGGAGCCAATCTCCGTGGAGCCAAAATCAATTGGCAATCGCACGAGATGATTGCGGAAATACTGCGGCGCGCAGCCGGCGACGACATCGAGAAACGAAAGATTGCTGGCATGATCCTTGTGAGCCACGACTGGTGTTGGCCGCAGTTCATCGAGATGGTGAATGGGCACGAGTGGGACGCCGACGCGAAACAACTGTGCATTTCAAGGAGGACCGAAATGTCAACACGAGCGATGCGAATAGGAGCGATCGTCTTTTTCGGCAGCTTCCTGGCCCTGGCAGTCTGGGGGCTGGGAACTGGTGTTGGGGATCGGGATCTCCACATCATCGCCATCATTATGAATTCGATGTTCCTTCTGCGGAGCTGGAGTTGAGCGAGATGTTCGCAAGGCCACTTTGACAGCATAGTCCTAAGACAACTTTCCTTGGCCTCGGCCGCCACAATACGGTGTACTGCCACGCACCAAACGGCGGTCGGGGTCATTTTTCCAAAAGGTTTTCTGAAGATTTTCGGCGGAGGTGTAGATACAGGTATTGGCAGTGCACCGGGGAGAAGACCATGGTCACCGCTGCGCAAAAGGATGAATTCCCGACGCCTCCGTGGGGGGGAAACGCGGGCATGGAGCCCAGGATCGCATCGCCTGGGCTCCCCTTTTGCGCTGACCTCCCCGATCCCACTTCGGAAATTCCGAAGTCAGACCGGTATCCCAGGAGGGGGCTGAAGGGCACGGACGCCCGCCGGCCAATCTTTTAGGCGAGCAATGGATTGCACACGCGTCACTGAATGGATCTATGTGATCACCGGGTTCACCCAGACTCGGGCGACCCGCTCGCGCATGGTGTCACTCTGGAAAGAGCTCTACGACGAGCACGCATCACCCGAGACGCTCGTCGAGCTCCGGCAGTGGCGTTCGAACTGGAAGGCCGAGGCTGAGCACGTCTTCCGCCTGGCTCCGGACGATCAGGATCTGACAACGCCACGAATCAAGATCTTCGCCTACAGTTGGGGCGCCGGGTGGGGCTTCACGCGATTCGCTCGTGCTTTAGGGCGTCGCGGCTTGCGAGTCACCTCGACTGTGTTGTGCGATCCCGTCTACCGGCACCCGTACCGCCTCGGGCATTGGCGGACGTTGCTGCACAGACCGTCGTGGCCGTGCTGCCTGGACCGGTTTCCTATCGTCGTGCCGGAGAACGTCGACGAGGTCTACAGCTACTACCAGCGGAAGAACTGGCCGTGTGGGCACACGCTCAAAGCGGCCAGTCCCCAGACGACCATCCATCATCCGATCAAGCTCCAGGCCGTGCACTCAGCGATGGACGACCAACCCCAATTCCTCGCTCGCTGTCGGCAAGTGGCCGCTCAGCGGCTGCGGATCCACCCGGACACACGATTGTGAAGGCACTCACCCGCTCACTGCTGGCTCTCGTGTCGCTTCTGGCGGTCGCGGGCAATGTGCGCGCTGCCCGCGACCCGGAAATCACGGTGATCGAATACACGGCGAGGTGGTGTGGACCGTGCCGACAGATGGCACCAATCGTTGATCGGTTGAAGCGTGATGGATACCCGATCTCCACGCTCGACTACGATCTCCGCCGCCAGGAAGCCAAATGGTGCGGAGTGACGCAGGTGCCGGCCTACGTCGTGTTTCGGTCCGGGCAAGCCGTAGAAGTGATTCAGGGCACTCCGTCAGAGCAGGAGCTCCGCGATCTGTTCGTTGGGCGTGCATGCGAACCAGCGAAGAAGACGACGCCGATCCTGCCAGAGCCTGGTGGCGATGACGAATGGAGGCCGGCGCCAGACTTGCCTCCAGCTCCGAAGCCTGAACCACCGCCATCGGACCACGGACCATACGAGCGAGGTCGACGCACCACGCCTCATTCGGATCCAACGCAGGACAAATCGGCGACTGGGACGTCGCCGGCCGGTCCGGCCGACATCGCGATTTACAGCTATGTTCCAAGCCAACAAGCTCATCCGGATCCAATGCCGGAGGAATCGGCGACGACGCCGGCCACCGCGAGCTCGCCCGCCGGCCAAACCGATCAACAGGTGACGGCCGCGGAGTTCGCGGCAGCACTCGCCGAAGCGAGAGCTCGTATCCTGGGGGACGACACCAACGAGGCGTCACCTGGTGCGGCGAACAATCTGGCTGCCGGGTCCGCGACGCGGGATTCCGCGACTGGTGATGACGGCCAGGAGCACTCGATCGCGTCGAATGCTGACAGCTCCGAAGGTCGTGCTGTCGATTTGGCTACGGTGCTCGAATGGCTTGTCCCAATTGTCGGGAAAGGGGTACTCATTGGGTTGGGTGTCACGCTCCCGCCGGCTGGCGGCCTGTGGGCTTATTTCAAGGCCGCGAAGGCGATCGCGGCCCTTATGGAATGGCTGCGTCGTCGTGACGAGGGCTCTGTGGCGCAACGATCGCAGGAACCGCTGTCGGCAGCGAGCACCTGCGAATTGCCGCACGTGGAGCCGGATTACGCCACGATCTGGGCAGATTGTTTCGAAGCCTC